CGCCGACCTCGGCCCAGCCGGCGACGTAGTCGAGCGGCCACGCGGCCGGCTCGGTGCCGGTGACGATGAACGTCGGCGCGACCTTGGCGCCCGGCGCCGGCGCGTTGACGACCCAGCGCTCGGCCGGCGCGGCGAACGACACGAGCGGGCCGAGTAGGAAGATCGCCGCAATGACGGCGAGGAAAGCTGCGGTTGCGAGTCTCGGGTTCACGGGGCGGTCCTTTCGGGCATGAAAAAGCCCGCCGACGTAGCAGAGGGCGGGCGACAAGTAAATAGCAGTACGGCCGTACGGAATATTCCGCGCGGCCGTACGGCCTATTTCAGCGGCGCAGTTCGTCGACGATCTGGCCGGCGTCCCTGTTCCGGCGGCGATGCAGCCAGAGTGCGGCCGCGCGGCTGAACCACCAGCCCGGCGCGCCGGTCAGGAGGTAGACCGCCGCCGTGTGCTTGTCGGCCTGCAGCGTCGGCAAGTGATGCATCAGCATGTCGACGCCCCACTCGCCGAATACGGCGCTGATCACGCCGGCACAGCCGAGCCGCAACACGAACTCCCTCCGGTTGAACGTGCCATCCTTGTTCAGCGGCGGAAGCGCGGCATAGAGCATCGCGGCGCCGATCATCCCCATAACGGCCTTCCCTCCGAGTGTCTTCACTGCTAGGTAATAGGCGGCGCCGCCGGAGCCGGGGTCAGACATGCTGTTCATTCCTGCGGATTAGCTGACCGTGATCTCGAGGTCGCCGATCTCGATCGCGACCTCGTCGCCGATCAGCCACGTGCGAGAGATGCCGTTCCCGTCCGTGTCGGTCAGAGGGTAGAACTCGAGGAGGTTGCCCGACGAGGAAGCATCCCAAATGCCGACATAGGCCGCGGTCTTCTCGGCGCTTAGCGTCGCGGCGAGCTGTAGGCGCACATTGTTCGACGTCAAGCCGGTCGAGCCGCTGCTCGCGGTCGTGCTGCCCTCGGCCTGCGTGCCGGACCATGCGGCGAGCGACTTGCTGATCGCGGCGCGCGCCAGGCCGCCGCCCGTGACCTCGGTTCCGCCGGCCGGCGTGGCTGCCGACAGAATGCCGACGTAATACGTCGCCGGCGGGGTGTAGGACTGTGCGCGGTAGCGGAAATCGATGATCCGATTGCGTTCGTAGTCGGTGAGCATGCTGTTCCTCTCAGCTTCGGGGATAGGTGGCCGGCACGGTGTAATCGTCGACGTAGCGGCAGACGCCGGCAGTCACGCGCAGGCGGTAATTGCTGCCGTCGTATGCGAGCGAGCCGCTGTAATTGCGGCCGACGCGGAGCTGTCGTTTCGAACCGAAGTCGACGTCGCTGTCGGTCGTCTCCCACTGCATCGCGCCATTGATAAATCCGCGCGCCGTGTTGCCGTCCCACGTGACGGCCCATTCGAACGGCGTGTCGAGCGCGATGCTTACGCCGGCATCGCTGCCGAACTCCTCGCCGTCTTTGCGCATGATCAGCCGATGCGGCGAGTCGCTGAGGATGCCGATCGCGGCGTATTCGTCTTGGTCGCGGCGGAAGTCGACGAGCGGTTCGAAAGGAACGGAGCCGCCGCCGTCGTATTCGGTGACCTTGTTCTTTCCTTCGACCGTCCACGGCTGCGAACCGAATCCCAGATAGATCGTGTTCGGCACTCCGAACCACGTCTCTGCGCCGAACGTCACGCTGTAGTCGCCGACAGACGGGTCGACCGAAGCGAGGCCGATGTCGCCCTGAATGTTCAAGTCGATAGGCGCCGGCGCCTGGTTGACGAGCTGGCCGCCCTCGATGCCCGGTAGCACGACGACCGCGCCGATATACGGATCGAAGTCGGCGTCGCCCTCCTCGATCGTCGTCGCCGTCGGCAGCGGATCCTGAATCTCACCATCGGCCGGCAGTAGATCGGCGTCGACCGCGTGCAGATCAGGAACCTCGAGCACGGCGTCGACCTCGACGTCGATCTCGCCATCGCGGCGCAGCGCGCGCACGACGGCATAGCGCGTCACGTCGGAGAGGCTGCCGAACATGTAGCGCGTGCGCTCGCGCGAGGCGTCGTCGAATACCGGGATCTCCGACGGTGCCGTCGCGAGCACCATCTCATAGGCAGTCGCACCGGCCGTGACCTGAACAGCGGAGCCGGCGCCCCCGGTGCGCGTCTGCAGCCGCACGTAATGCGCGCCGGTGCCGAACGTGAGCGGCTCGCTTGCCGTGAGCGTCCGCGACGCGGCGTCGTATTCGGCCACGTCGCCCGACTGCCCCCAGTTCGCGACGTCGTGCGCGGTGCCGACGAGCGAACCGAAGGCCGGCAGCGTGCCCTCGAGTTCGGTCTGCCAGGACAGGTTGACCCGGCGCATGTACGCATCAGCGACGAGGAATTTAACCTCGCGCAGCGCGTGCGTGCGTCCGACGACGCCGGCGATGCTCTGATCGATCACGCGCTCGGGTGCCGGCACGCCTGGCGGGCGCTGCGGCGTGCCGTCGTCGTCCGACCCGTAGGCGTACACCGCGCCGGCGTGAATCTGCCCCCATACGACCCGCTCGTCGCCGGCGACCCGACCGTCGCGGTAAGTCATCCGCACGGCGTCGGGCGTCTCGTCCGTCGGCAGGGAGAACGACATTCGGAAGGAGTCGCGCGCCATGTTGCGCGGCATGAACAGCGCGACCGGCGTCGACTGAAGCTGATCGCGGACCATCGTATAGACCGATCCGCGGCGCAGGATGCAGGCCGAGCGGCCGGCGCGCGCGATGAGCTGCAGCGCCTCGTCGACCGTGCGCCGGGTGTCGAAGCTGTAATCGAATCGGTCTTGTCGTTCGTCGAACGTCTCGGCGAGGTCGGCCAGCGTCAGGTGATCGATCCGGCTGTCAGGCAGCCCGCGGCCGGCCGTCGTGTCGTGCAGCACGTATGCCGCCGCGTGCGCCGGGTTGCGGGTGAACTGAGGCGCGCCCCATGTCTCGGTGTCGACGTCATAGACCGGCACGAGCGCCTGCGAGAACACGCGCAGCCGCTTCTGTGATCCGCCGCTCAGCTGCTGATTCGCGCGCAGGCGCACGGCGACGTAGGTGCAGTCCGTGCGTTTGCACCCGACTTCGTTCAGCCGCGCGCGCAGGCCGGACCAGATCACTTGTTCTAGATGGTCTGCGCCGTCCGACTTCAGCAGGGTCCGACGGATGCGGAACTGATAGCGCCCCTCGGGCATGTCGTACCCGAACGAGCGGCGCACCGGGTTTTGCGTCGCGTCGATCAGCGTCTCGGTGCCGACGACCTTCCACGATTCCAACGGGTTGCCGGCGTCGTCGATCCGGCGCGCGCCGAATTGCAGCGTCACGGTGCGGTCTTGCAGATCGCCGCCGCCCTCGAGGTCGATGTTCGCGAGGCCTTGCGGCAGCACGACGTCGAAAAACACGCGGTCGAGTTTCTTCCCCGGCTTCGTCGGCGAGAACGCGCCGCACCATGCCGCGGTGATCAGTTCCTGCTGCCCGACCTCGATCGCCGTCACGATGTTGTCGGCGACGAAGGTCTGCTCGGCGAGTGTTTCGAAGACCTGAAACGGCGACGCGCGGCTCGTCTGCCCCGGCCCGCAGATCGCGAGCGACACGCCCTCGAGGTAGCGAATATCCGTGTCGTCGAGTTCGACCCTCAGCACGTTCGCCGGCCCGTATCCCAGGCAGAGCACGACGCAATAGAACTGATTGCTTTCGTCGTCGTGCTCGGCGTAAGGCTGGGAGGCTTCGTCGGGAAAGTAGGATTCCTGCCCGAATCGAACCGGGATCGGCTGGAACAGGCGGGCGCGGTTGCCGGCGAGCGCGACGCTGTACGTCGGGCTCGCCGTGCCTTGATTCCCGAACCCGCCGGCCTGCGACGGCAGCGGGAGAAGCGTGTTTATCGCGAGGCTGCCGCCGATCGCGATCGCCGCGCCGGCCGGGCCGCCGACGTAGGCCGCGGCGACGATGACGGCGAGCTGCAGCACGGTTCGCAGCGGGTCGGAGTCGCCGCCGTGCACCGGCCCCACGTACCGGAACACGACGAGCCGGTCGCCTTCGCGCACCGGCTGCCACCAATCGCGCCGGCTGACGAACTCGCCGTCGATCTCGCAGACATAGCCCGAGTGAATGCCGGCCGGCACGAGGTCGGCGATGCAGGCGCCGGCCGGCACTGGGCGGAAATCGCTCGCGTCGACGACGGTCTGCAGCGGCGAGAGCATCGCGTAGGCCGCGGCCTGGCGCTCGATCAGCATGCCTCATGCCTCCACAGTTCCGGCCGGCTGTAGCGCCCGGCCAGCAGATCGCGCAATTGCTCGACGGAGATCGCGCCATGCGACACGCCGGCCTCGTCCTCGTGCCCCTCGGCGTGCAGCACGCGCGCGCGCCGGCCGCCTTCGATCACGACGGCGACGTGATGCCCGCGGCGGCCCTTCAGGACGACGATGTCACCCTCGGCCGGCAGCGTGCCGTCGGGCTGTCGCTTCCATCCGTCGTGCTCGACGCTGTGACGCACCGCGGCCCAGTCCTCCGGCCGGCCAGCGCCGACGACGCGCGGCGCCGGGCGGCCCAGGTGCAGCGGCAGCACGTGCCGCACGATCCCTTTGCAGTCGTACGCATCCGGCCCCTCGGCCTCGGCGCGCCAGGGGATGCCGACGTAGGCCGTCGCCCAGTGCATCACGGCGCCAGGCACGGGAAATCCTCGGGGGTGTACTCGAGCCGCGGGAATCGCCGATTGGTCGTGTCGCCAAAGCTTGCCGTCAGGCTGACGGCGGTCGTCGTCACGGTCGCGCCGGTGACCTGAACCCGTAGCGGCGGCGTCTCGTGCGGCCCGCCGGTGTCGCTCGGGAGGTACGTGCGGAACATCAGTTCAATCGGGTCGGCGCTCGCCGCGGCGGCCTCGAGGTACGGCACCAGCTCGCGCGACACGTTGCTGATCTCGATCTCGACCGTGCCCGCCGGCGCGTCGCTCGATTCGTCCGGCAGCCGGATCCGCATCGGCACCGGGCGGAATGTGACCTCGGCGCCGCCGTCGAGCGGCGCGTCGTCCTCGAGCGTCGCGCGCAGCGGTTCGAAGTCGTTGACGATGTAGACGCCGATCTGCTGCTCGGTCGTCGGATCGGTGATCAGCGGGTGATAGATCGCGAGCGTCAGAAGCACCGGCTCGCCGGCCTTCGCGAAGGCCGCGGCCTCTGCGTAGGCGCGCGACTGGCTGATCCCCAGCCGGGGCGGAAGGTAGGTAGGCATCTGTCAGGCCGGCGTGATGGTGATCGAAAGCCCGCCGGAGTTGTCGCCGGGCGCGTTATCGACGATCCAGAAAACGTATTCGCTGAACCCGGAGATCGTTTGCGGAATGAATGACGCGCGCGAGACCTCGGGATAGAAATAGGTCGCGAAGTGTTCGCCGCCGAGGATGTTGCCGCTAGACGTCGTGATGTAAAAACGGTTGTACCAAGACCCGCCGCCGCCGGCGTTGCTGCTCCATGCGACGTATGTGCCGCCGGGTTCCATGCTAAGCACGTAGCCGCGCGATGCGTCGAGGCCGGTCACTTCGACGCCGACGGCCGAGGTCGTGCCGGCATTTGTCACGCCGTCGAGGTCGATCACGAAAGACGAGCCGTATTCAGTCGGCGGCACGCGCGACCCGTTGACCTCGAGGTCGGCCGTCACGGTGAAAAACCCGGCGCCCTCGCTGTCGCGCACGGTGCCGCTCACGTATCGCGCAACGCGGGTGCGCCATCCGCCATCGCCCGGCAGGCTGACGGCGAACCAGAGCTGTCCGTTCAGCAGTGTGTCCTCGTACCACGCGCGCCAGGCGGCCATCTGCGCCGGGCTGTAGACCCAGCGAACGCCCTTTACGTCGACGATCTGCTCGCGGGCGCGCGTGCGGTGCTGCGTCAGGCCGGGCTGCGGCGACACAGCGCGGCGCTCGCGCGGCACGAACGGGTATCCAGCCGGCACAGGCAGTGCCGGCGGGTAGGCGGCGCCCGTCATGGGATCGTGATCCCGTATTTCTGGCCAAGGTAGGCTTCGAGCCCGGCGATGTCAGGCCCAGAAATCACGCTGTCGTAGTGGCAGACCTCCGCAATCAGGCCGTCATACGGAGAACCGAACCCCGCGATCCGGTCGCCGAGGCCCTGCGTCGAAGCTGCGGGCGTCTGATTGTTCGTCCCGCTCCCGTTCGCCACCCCGTTGATACGGTAGGTGTAATTGCCTGAACCGTCGCAGGTGAACACCAGCACGCAGGCCGAGCCCGCAGTAACAGCATTCGAGGCGGCCCCGATGCCGGCGTTGTTCATTACGAACTGCGCCACGCCGGAGGAATTGAACTGCGCCACGGTGCCGTTCGTTGAAGACGCCCCGAGGAAGTAGCGTGTGGCGCCGAAAGAGTCGGGGCGCAGAACGAGCGCATACGTCGTCGGACGCCGGGCCGCGCTGTCTACCGTGATACCGACGAAATCATTCGTGAAGTCGAGCGCGTTTTTCCCGCTGAGGCCGCTAACGGCCGTCCGATAGATAGGCGCCCCAAGGCTCGGTGTCGCCGATCCGCCGAGGCCGCTTTGATCGGCCCAGACCCCGACGAGCTGGCCGTTTGTCGGCGTACCGCCAGAGCCGGCGACCTTGCCGATACCGGCCAGGACCGTATTGTTGTCCGTTAGCGTGTTGCTGCCGTGCGCGTCCGCGCGGTTGCCGTCCGCTTCGTCGAAGGCCCACCACGACACCAGCGACGTTTTCATTCCGCTCGACAAGTCGCCGTAATTGACGCCGTTCCCGGAGTTGTAGAGCGTGCCGCGCTCGGTCGAATTTAGGACGCGCTTCCAGTACCCGAGGTTCTGCATCGAACCGTCGAGGCCAAACCCCGTGGTCGTGCCGCTGTAGCCGACGCGGAACGCGGACGCGGTGGGAGCTTGCAGAGAAGCGGTCGTGCCGTTGCTCGTGACGCTACCGTTGTTGATCTGCAGGTTGACGGTGTTCGCCGTCGAGTCGTGCCACGCGACGAAGAAGAACCACGCGCCGCCGGTCAGGCCGCTGTTTATGATGGCATTGCGCCCCGTCTCTCCGGCCGTGAACACTTGCCAGAGCAGGCCAGTCCCTCCGGTCAGATAGGTCAACTGGTAGTCGCGGGCGCCGGTCTCGTCCTTGCTGAATATTGTGTAGTTTCCCGACAAGTTGTCCATCTTCGCCCAGCCGGCGAAGGTGAAATCGATGTCGCCGGCCTGAAGGTCGGAGTTGCTCGCCTTGGACAGGTACTCGCTATTGGCTCGCACGAAACGCGCGGCGCCTGCCCCTCGCGTTAGTCCGGTCTGCGCGTCGAGCCATAGCTTCAGGCCCGAGATTGCGCTCGGGGCGATCGGCGCCGGCCCGGTCGCAGGCTGGTTCATCCGACCGAACCCGCCGCGCTGAAACTGCAGCAGCATCAGAGCCCCCGCGCGATCTCGAACACTTGCCGCACCTGGCCGCCGCTCATGCCGAGTGCGGCCGCCATGCCGATGAGAACCGGATGATCGGAATCGAAACTCGTCGCGAAGGCCCACCAGTCCTTCGTGTCCTGATCGGCCGACGCGACCGCTGCCTCGACTGGCGCGCGGAGGCCCGCAGCGTTCAGCGCCTGGCGGATCTGCCGCGGGCTGACAGAGATGCGCAGCTCGTCGGCCGTGAGGTCGCGCAGCGCCCACGTCTGCCGCGCCTCGTCCTCGCCGACGATGATGCCGGCGGCGACGACCGCCTGCGTGGCCGGTGGCTCCGGCTGCACGTCGACAACCCAGGCCCGCAGAATCGCCCGCTTGCTCTCGGCCATACCGTCGAACGTCTCGGCGTCGAGCTCGTGCATGGTGCCGTCAGTGACGCGATAGAAGGTCGTCATGCGTCGGTCTCCGCGTTCGTCGTGATATAGAGGGTGATCCCGTGCAGCCGCGCGTCGACGGCCATCGTGTCGCTGCCGTTGCCGGTCACGCGCGAGATCCTGAAAAAGACCATGTCTTCGGCCGCCGGCGTGCCGGCGATCGTGATCGCGGACGACTCGGCCGACGTGTAGAGGTCGCTTGTCGTGCCGCCGGTATCGGTCACGACCTGGGCCGTTCCGAAACTGGCCGCGATCGCGTCATCGTCGCTCACGGCGACGCCCTGCAGATCGAAGGCGACCCCGAAATTCGTCGTCGTGCTCGGGTGACTCCAATGCGCGCGGAACGTCACTGTCCCCTCGTCCCAGCTTTTCGGCATGACGACGCCGAACTGCGCATATTCCTGGGTGGTAGCGTCGAAGTCGATCGACACGATGTCGGGTTGATTCGACGCCGACGCGACGCCAGCCAGCGACGCGCAGCCGCCGGTCACGCTGGGCCGCATCGCGCCGGCCGCGACGTAGATCGCGTGTTTGCCGGACGTGCCGCTCGCTGCGGCGGCCCATGTCGGGTTAGCGCCCGCGCCCTGCGCCTTGAGGAAATACCCCGACGTGCCAGCCGCCAGCCGCGCCCAGCCCGACGAATCGCGGTAGAGGATGTCGCCCTGCGCAGCCGAGCCGATCAGGTCGAGCACTTGCGACAGGGTCAGGTCTTCCGGCGAGCCGCTGCCGCCAGTCGCGCGGCCCTTGATCGTCGCCGTCGAGACGTTGGCGAGCTTCGCGTTCGTGACCCCCGCGTCCTTCACGCTGAATGTCGACCCGCTGAGCTGCATCGTCGCGCCGTCGGCGCTGTAGGTGACGGCACCGCTCAGCACGTAAGACGCGAGAGCCGACACGAGGCCGGCGCCGTTCGCGCCCGCTTTGATGCCCGGCAGGATCTCGGTCCCATTCCACGTGAACGGGTTCGAGACGTAGTCGGCGGAAATCTTGACGTCAGCCATTCTTTACTCTCTCTCGATGCGTGTGCCGTCTTCGCGGAGGATTCGGCCGCTGTCTTCGCGGGCGATCGCGCTCGTGGAGACAATGCCTGTGCGCCACGCGCCGCCGAACGCGATGCCACCCTGCGCGACGACGCGCGCCGACTGCACGACCCAGCCGCCGCGGAAGGCGATGCCGCCGGCGGCGCGCACCGGCACCGCGGCAGTGATCGCGCGGCCGCGGAACCTGATACCGCCGCTCGCCAGGATTCCCGGCGGGATGCGGATATCGAACGGCGCGCCCATCAGCAGCAGCGTCGCGGAGATCGCGTAAAAACCGCGGTGCTTCGCCTCGTGCTGCGGCATGCCGACGAATTGCGCCGTGTACCACGTGAGCCGGGCGCCGCGCGCCAGGCCTTCGGTGCCCTGCTTCGCGACCTTGACGTCGAATTTCTTCGCGCCGGCGGCGAGGGTGCCTTCGAACCAATCCCAAAACGTATCGAGGTCGGATTGATCGACGACCCACTCGAGGCGCAATTGCTGCGGCACGCTGCGATAGATCGGCCGCCGGCGCAGCTCGCCCTGATCGGCCTCGCCCGTGCGCGCGATGTCGAGCGGCGAGAACGAATGCGGCCGGTATCGCGGGATCGGCAGCGACCGCGGAATTACGATCTCGGTCGCCATGTCAGCGGTTCAGCGTCGCGGCACTGTTAGCCCCGAACCGGCGGCCGATGTTCTTCGCCAGCCCCTGGCCGCTGTCGATCTCGCGGCCGAGCTTCGAACGCACGGCGTCGACGAGGATGTCGATCGATCCGTCGGAGCGTTGCCGCGTCGAGACTTCCGCCTGGCCGGCCATGTTGTTTGTGACGGCGATCTTTACCTCGGGGCGCTGCTGCGCCGACGCGAGGCCGGAGTCGACCGGCACAAGCCGGGTGCCGACATAACCGCCGTTCGCGTAGCCCGGCAGGCTCAGCCGCGGCGCGCCGGCGCGTGCCTGTTGGTGCAGACGGTCGAGCGCGCCGACGCCGAGCCGGCGCACGGCCGGGGCGCTGAACACGAACTCTTTGCCGTGCACGACGCCGACCGGGTCGCGCTCGCCTGCGCCGCCGGTGTAGCCGCCGT